TTAGCCCTTCCTGATAGCTAGTGGCTATGAATATACACAGCCTGATTTAAAAAATCAATAGATACCTACAGGCATCTTTCCATCTTTTTTGTAAGTTACATTTCCACCACGAGCTCTGATCCTTTTAGCCTGAGACGCCTCAACATTGCGAAGCTGCTTAGGTGTGCTCGCGGCACTCGTCTTAACAGCGCCCCCGGCGGCTTTCTTTTGGACGCCCGCCTTCTTAAGGCTAATTGCCACCGCCTGCTTGACCGCAGCTTTTTTAGACTTAGGAGTACTCGTACCGATACGCCCCTTGGACTGATAGGTGTCAACGAGTTCTTGGATATTTCCACTAATTGTCTTTCTACTGCTTCCGGACTTGAGAGGCATTTTGGGCTCCTTTTTGTAACATAGCCATGATACGATCATTTGCAATTTTTTCGTTAGATTGGATTTTAGCAAGATCAATTTGGTCTTGCTTTTGTTTATCCATCTGCTCCATTTGGAGACGGGCACTGGCTTCTTGCGCTTTCTGTTGGTCACGTTGGGCATTTTGTGCTAACTCCTGTTTTTTCAGTTCAACAAGCGGATCAGTTTGATCCCCTAATAATTGATTTTGCAATTCACGCACTTCTTGTAAGTTTGCAACAATCTTTAGGGCAATCATGGCTTCTCTTTGAAGGTCTGAAACCATACTACCGGGATCAGTTCCATAGGCTTTGAATAACTCGGCTTCCACATCCTCTTCCGCCTTGATGCGGCAGTGCTCGAGAATATGCTTTTGTAGCTCCACCGCTGCTAGGGGATTAGCCTGGAGCATGGGTGAAATACCTTGGATCAAGTGGCTCACAATATGAGCGTCATGTTGCTGTCCAGCAAATGCTTTGAGTTTGACGCCGTCCATGACGTCGCCATTCTCCGTTGCCGGGTCTTTGGGTAGGTCAGGATTTTGTGGTTTTAGGATTGCATCAATATTCTTGGTTCCCAGCGCCTCATAAATGCGACGATAGGCTTCATACAGGTTGTGCATCTGTGGAGCCGACTGAGCCAGCTGCAGCTGAGTCTGCGCCATCGTAATACGCTGCGCTGTCGAGAAGATATTGGGGTCTGCAACCGGAATAACATCCACGCTGCCATCAAAGTCGCTGCGCTTGATCTTACGCGAAGCTCCAGGCACTTCGTATGGATACTCTTCTGGCAGTGATTCACCAAAACCTTCAGCCAATAAGCGGAATTCAAGCTTTTGGGCATAGTGCATCCGCTTGTGGATCGCGGACATGATGTTTGCACCCTTTTCCAAGAGTGCAATCGTGGTTCCAACCGCTGCATTTTGATTACCATCGCCGACTTGCATATCGGCAATCGACGCCAGGCGCTTACCTGCCTCAACGCAAAAACCTAAAAGCGTAAACAAAGTCTGGCTTGGCTCTTTGTAGGGTAGTGGAAGCATAGAAGACTGCAAATCAGCGCCACCCGCGTCAATATCACGCCACTCACCAGGTTGTAACGGCACATCGTCGTTTGCAATCCGAGCGCCCTTGGCTTTAAAGCCTGCAGGCAGGTTAGCCAAGGTTCCTGCGTCGATTAATTGACGCATAGATGAAGTAGCGGTGCGGGTTAAGCCACCAATCAAGTGCACAAAACCAAGGCCGTAGGCTCCTGGTCCTTCGACAAGCACATAATGCACAAAATACTCTTTGCGACACTTGTATCCTTCTTTATTTTTCCAATTACGACGAATACCAACGACTTGGTTAGTGCTTTCTTCAATCGTAATTACATACGGCAGTGCAATTCCGGTTTCTTCGCCGTCTTCTTTGTCTTCAAAGCCTGGCAAGTTGTAGTCAATGTGGAATTCGTAAAGAAATACTTCTTCTGGCTCACCAGAAGCGGACATTCCAACCAATTTATCAATGCTGTCTTGAATGACATCGCCAGGAGTCGAGTTTACGACCGGCTGCACATTGACATCACGGTAAAAACCGACATTTACAAGCTTGCGATATTCATTCATATCCATCGGAATGCGATGGGTAATGCGTGGGCACTTCGACATGATTGAAGAGCCGTTGTAAGGGATAAACAGGTCGTCTGGCAGCACTAATTTGCTGACCATCTTGCCGGTTTGTGGGTCTTGGTAGACCTTTTTGAATGCTGAGCCGCCGTAGCCTGCATAAAACAGCAGCTGATCGAACTCTGGTGTGTAATCTGCCATATCGGTGGTGAGTTCGTAGTTCATGAACTCCTTAATCCGCTCGGCTTTGGCTAGTTTTTCACGAGTTTCCTTGCCTAGCACCTGAGTTTTGACAGGGCCTTCGGCTGGCATGAGTTCTTTAAACGCTTGCGCCTGGAATTGCACGATGGCTTCAGTCAACATGGGGTGTGCTGTGCCACAAGCGCCCTTAAATGGCTTGGTGCGCTCCTCGTAGGAGAAGCCAAGAAGCTCTAAGCCTTTGGAATACTGCTTTTCCCAGTCACCACGGCTTGCTTTGTCAGCATCTAAGAACGCCATGAGCTCCGAAGAGATCGGTCCAAGCGCTGTTGGGTCAACAACTTCGGCTAAATTAGCATCAAACGGCACTTCTTCATGGTCTTTTTCACCCATTTCGACGGTTGCGCCACCGTCTGGCTCCAAAATAATCTCAATATCCGCCTCAGGAGCCTTCATTGTGGGCTCAGGCATCTCAATTTCGAGTTCAACTTCGTCGTCGGGTAGGTTTTTCTCAATTGCCATGACGTTTCCTATATGTATTTTTGGTCAGGTAGGTCATTTTTATCTACCAAACCACCTTTTGCAAACCGTACACCTTCTTTTGCAACACGTTTTGCAGCATTATCATCCCAGAATATACCAATTCTTTCCACAACATCGCCGTTTTCTGACTCCATCGGCACTTTTTTAATCTCAAATCCGGGCCCTAAGTCTTTTACCACGGTTCTTACGTTGTTAGGTAATTTTTCATAAAGCTGTGGCTGCGCAGAATCTGCTCCAGGAAATAACACAAATTGATTTTTTCGTTGAATTGCTGCTGCTACCGCATTTTTAATCATCAACTGCTGCGTAACTTGTGGCATATCTGCCATTCCAGGGAAAGCCTCTGAAATACCATAAAGGTTAGGGTCATTTTCTTTTAAATACTCAAGACGATTTCTTAATTGCTTTTGTTTTTGGACTAGTTTGTTTTCTTGTATTCCAAATTCAAAATATTTTTTTTGTTCTACTTCGTCTAAATCTTTAAAATTTCGATTACCAATAAAAATTCTAGCGTCTCTAACTACATCATCTATTTGCTGATCTAATTTATTATATTCCTCTATATCTTTATAGCTACTTCCACCTTTAACGCCAAATTTACGTAAATCATCCAATCGATCAGACTGTAGTTCAGTCACAAAAATACCATTTAAGTCTTTCATTTTTCCATTTTGGACCATTGGCAATTCAATATCCATAAAACGACTAAAAGAAACAGGGTTTGCACTACCCGTAATAGAAGAATGTTGTCCTGCATAGGGTGCTTCCGCTTCTAGTTTTTTTATTGCAGAATTTATAGCATCTTCATATACCGAGCCTGCATTTGTTAATGCTATTTTTCTTTGAAGGCGCGCTTGATCATATAAATTTTGCATGGTTGTTTCAAGCTCAGAAATACCTCTATATGGAAAGCCATATTTTTTAGCAACTGCCTTGCCTATTTTGGTCGAAACAAGTTCTGAAACTTGCTTATCCAATGACTCCCTAATTGCTTCAGGTAATTGAAAGTTGTATTCGTACTTAGCTGGGTCTAACTTGTTTTCTTGTAGTATTTTTGGCAAAAGCTGATCCTGTGCTTTTCTAATCTCTTTGCCACCGTCTAAGTTAACACGAGATGCTCCGGTGTAAATGTAAAGATGAGCATCTTTGTCATTTAATAAGTCGGAAACCCTTTTGTCCAATCCCGCCATGTCTTTTTCAAATTTTATGACGGAACCAGCAAGATCAGGTCTATTTATAATCGGTCCTTTTAAATAAGCAGACAAAGCCTTTATGTCCTGTGGCCCTCTCATACTAAAGTAATAGGGCTGAGTAACAATATTTCTAAGGCTTTCTAGTTGTTGCGCCACACTACCAGAAAGCGCAGCATTTGGGTCTACGTCTTCCATTAAATTAATTGTTCCGAGCGGAGAAGATGGGCGAGGATTATCCATGCCTTGATAAAACTTTCCTTCTTGTGGCTCATTAATTATCGTGCGATAGCGTTGAGGAGAAGTCGCTTTTAATGTTTCTAATAGCTCTTTTGCGTCAACCTTGTCTGTTGGTTTTTTACCTTCTAGCGCTAAATTTAAACGATTAATTTCATAGTCCCTGCCAACTTTAGAAAAACGATTTTTAAGTTCTTGTACCGTTGGTTTGCCAGATAAGGATTGTGTCCATTTTTCAATTTGACCAAAAAATAATCTATCTTTTTGTGCTGGTGGTGGACTTGCACTTTCAAAAATTTCTCGTTGCACCGCTGGGTCAATCTCATCCGGGTACATGGTTCTACTTGGTTCAGGTCTTGCTTCAATCGCCGGCGCAGCGGGTGGCGTTTCTGTTATTTTTGGTGGGGCAGGTACTGGCACAGGCTCTGCTGCTTTTACCACATCTAACTGAGCACGGCTTGTTGTTTTTGGCGCTATTTTAGCCGCAACTTTTTCTGCAGCTAATGCTAATGCTTTTGGTCCGGCAGTGGGACTTACAATTCCCGTTCCCAGGCGCGTCAAAGTTTCTGTGGTTGAGCCGGTTGGCTCGTCGGCAATACCTAGCTCTCGAGATTTTTGAATCAGATAGTCACTACCACCTACAGGCTTATTCGTCGCAAGCTTACTGCCGGTGACGTAGTCTACACCTTTTAAGCCAAGATTGATTACATCGACTGGAGCACCCAATAAATCATAAGGGGCATACTGCATACTCCGTAGAATTTCTTTAGCCGTGCCTTTGATATTTTCGCCCATACTGGGCGATTCCTTTTTTGCTTCACCACCTTCGGCCATGAGCCGTGTTCCTTGGTTCATGAAGGTATAAGGCGCAGCCGTGTTGAACTGCTGCATGATCGGGGTTCGAGCAGGAGTTCCTGTCATAGCAGGAGGGGTGTAGCTTGGATAGCGCACTGGCTGCATACTTGTGCCTTCAATGCCATAAGCTGCGGCAGGTCGTACAAAATCTTCCAGATTACTTGGGGCTACATATGAGCGAAAAGGATTGTCCGTCCACTCTTTGTTTGGGTTGGTATAGCCACCACTGGGTGCAGTAAAGCGCTCACCCGTGCGTTGGTTATACCATTGCACAAGTGCTTGCGATGCTGGACCCGTTGGGCGCTGAAAACCATACGGCTCTGGTGGAGGCGGAGGTAGTGGTTCTGCGGCAGCAGGAGTGGGTTCAACTTTTTTTATAGACCCCGCAACACGATCTATAACAGAACTTACCATTCCGCCAGACTTAAAGTTCTGCACATTGTGTATGGGGTTGGTGACTTCACCGCCACTAGCCATGCGCCGTGGTTCTTGGTCCACGAATCCTGAGATTGGCTTAATTTGCGCGAGCATTTGCTTGGCTTGTGAGAAATCCGCTCCAGCGTTGGCGTAGTCCTCTTCGGCAATCTTTTCTCGTGCTTCACTTAAATCATCGGCTTTCGCCATAAGTGCCAGGGCAGCCTGATAGTTTGGGCCTAGTTCTGGGGCGTTGGTTTGGATTTCTTTAGGGACAGCGGGGCGTGCGCGTTTTCCGGCTGGAGCCCCTTTAGTTCGTCCCATGACTTGCTCCATATACTGGAGGGTGTCTGGTGCATTAGGGTTTCGCGGATCACGGACTGCAACGCCCGCCTTTGCTTTTTCGATTGCTTTTGGTCCACCATAATAGCCAACCGCTGTTAAGCCAGCGTCATTTGTTTTACTAAAGAGGTCTTTAATATATCTTAGTCCACCGACGCTATTGTCGTAGGGATCGTCGATATTCCCTTGGGGGTTGTACGCTTTAAACGTAGCAGGTAACACTTGCATTGGACCACGGGCGCCTGCGTTGCTGGTTTTGACGTTTTTTCCAGAGCTGCTTTCTTGCTGGAAAATTGACCGAGCAACGGGCTCAAGCTGAGTGCCTGCGATGCCTTCGTCCTTGAGCGCTTGCTCAAAGGCCATGAGCCGTGGTTCTTGGGCCATGATGCTTTACTTAATGCCGGCTTTTGTTTTTCCACGGACCGCGCAGCCATCACCACGGCGCGAGGCCATCGTTACACTGCCGCCTTTACGTTTTTTAACAGGTTCTTCGGCAGGAGCTTCTTTTTTCTTGTTGCCGATCATCTCCTGATACTTTTGCTCAGGCGGATAGTCTTTCATTTCCTCACGGGCTTTTTTGTTTTGCTCAGGAGTGCCCATAACGTTTTCATAGGCGCGTTTGAAAATATTGGGGTCTTTACTTGGCATGGTCTACCTTTCAGGGGTTTTGTCTGATTATAGGGTTAATAATACTCGTGGACAATACTTTGATCGTTTGATTCGTCAGGATAATCATCCTGTAAGGAGATGAAGTTCCCCTGCCGAAAACGCATCAGAGCCATAGTCGTCGAGTCAACCTGGTCGTCATGTGAGCCATTGGGAAAGGATGCACATTCCTCAATTAATTCTTGCGCCCATTCATCCTCGGACGCCCAGACCATGCCCGACTCTAGGAGGGGCGCGACCGCGTTGGCACGGGAGATTTTGTCGGTTCCTGCCCGACGGCCGCCTGGGGAATACATAGTGACAGGAATCCCCACTCGACGCAACTCTTGCTGGAGAGGTGTGCCGGTGGCTTTGGCTTCGATGAGGACGTTGTCTGGGTTCCAATACCGATACTCTTCAAGAGCAACTCGCTTAAGTTCGGGGAAATCCCAGCGACCTCGGCGAACGCCAAGCAAAATAAGATTGGGACCAGAATCAGCATCTGGTGTAAATACACCCCAAGTGCTGATAACCGAGTAGTCGGCGGTTTCCTTTTTGGAGTACGCCGTGTCGTAGGACTGGATAATATATTCGCAAGAAGGCGGTTCGTCATATTCCCACTTTCTCCACCACTCTCTTTTCAGGATTGCTCCGTCATCGTTGGTGGGTTGTTGTTGCCATTGGGCGTTCCACTTCTGCAGGCCAATGGACATCTTTACTTTTTCGAGTTCCTCCAGCTTCCAATACTCTGGCCAGAGGGGCTTGTTGCTTGGCAGGATGGCAGGGAATTCTAACACTTCCCACTGGTCGGCTTTTAGTTGGGACTGGTTCTTGAGTAGGCGTCCAGCAACGTCGTCCGTTTTCCAGCGGGTGTTAATCAGGATAATGGCGCCGCCAGGCTGCAGACGCTGACGAGGTCCAGAGGTATACCATTCCCAAGTGTTTTCCATGGCGGTATCGGATACCGCGTCTTGTTCGTCCAAGATATCGTCAAGGATGATCACATCACCACCTCGACCAGTCATTGCTCCGCCTTTACCAATGAAGAACGCCTCACCGCCCTGGGAGGTAGACCAGCGTCCAGCAGCTTTAGAGTCAGCAGACAGATTGGTTCCAGGGAAGAGTTCTTTGTAGCGCTCGTCGTCCACGAGGTTACGAATCATACGACCGAAGCGCTGCGCTAGTTCAGCCGTGTGTGATCCTACAATGAGCTTGGACCGCGGCATACGGCCCATTAGGTAGGCAGGAAACAGGTAGCTTCCAAGTTGGGACTTACCATGCCGTGGTGGCATAGCAATAATGAGGCGTTTGCATTGGCCCGAGACTACCCGGTCAAACTTCTCCGCGATCTCTTTGTGGTGGCTGCCAACCAGCATTTCTGGCCAGACGTAGCGACAGAAGTCCAAGAAGCTGCTTGTGGCTTTTTCTTGGGCTTCCAGTAGTACTTTGCGATATTCTAGCCTCGCTATCTCGGCTGCAACATCTTCCGGTGTTGTATTCATAGGCGCATGATAGCAATTAATGCTCTGTTTAACAAACTACACCTTTGGGTTATGAAATTATATTTTTATATAACTTATGGGTATGGGTACCCTTTTTAAAACAAGGGGGTGGTCTTTGCTTTTTAGCTAGTATTGTTTGGCTGAAAATTAGGCTAAAGAACAAAATTTTTTAATGGGGGTGGTTTTTAGGGGATGGGGGTAAAAGAAGTCTATATGAATCGGAACTAGTTCCGATTCATAGGCAAGGGCTATCGGATCGCATGATCCGATAGCTAATCTTGATTAGCTATCGCCGCCGCGCGGCGATAGCAACAAACAATTAGACTAACTCAGGCTCGTGTGCTAGGTCATACAAGTCACGACCTGACAAGGCATAGATCGTGATGATCGCTGGGGTCTCGTGACCCAGCGAAGCAAACACACCTGATAAGTATGCCGCCTGGTGATTCTGATACTTGATCGTGCGGCGCCCTAACTTCTCACGCTTAGCGTAAGCAACCCAGCTGGTTGCTATTTCTCTTGCTTTACTCATTCTGATTTCTCCTTAACAAGCATGGGAATATTCCCATGCTTGTATTATACATCAATCAACAGAAACAGTGAAATTCAAACTGCGAATGTTATCTAGAATTACATCATCTAGATTAATCATCTGATTGATCTCTGAGTCATAGTCATGGATCGAGAAGTTATTAGCAAACCAGCTGTCGATTTGCTCATAAACCTTGTCTTCCAAGACTGTATCCATCACGCTTGAAATCTTAGATTCAAGCGTGATGCTCTGTGTTACTTGGTCAAGGATGCGGTCAGCAACTGCTTTGACCAAGGCATCGAACACGCTGTCCAATGCACTTGGAATTACTTGGGTTTCTGTAGTCATTCTCATTTCTCCTGTAAGTTAAGCATGGGAATATTCCCATGCTTGTATTATACATCAATACCAATCATCATCACCTAAATTTGTTGCATCGTCCAACGCCGTGACCAGACCGTCGAAGTCTTCAGTCTCGCCGAGTAGATCGGCGAGAGCAAAAACAACCTCAGGCCGCACTCCCATGTTCTCGGCCAAATCTTTTAAATAATCCTTGCGGGATTCATAACCATTGATTTGATAAATATTATCCATTCTCATTTCTCCTGTTAAGTTAATCACGGGCATATGCCCGTGATTAGTATTATACATCAATATTCAGAAGTCAACAATAAAACATTATTGGTAAAGAAAAAGTGATACTCACCATCTGGGCAATCAGTAAAACTGATTTTCTTCTCCCAAAGCGTGGTCTCATTCCCATCAGTTGCGGTAATGATTGCTTGCTCATTAGCCACGGTCATGGTGATGGATAAAAAACCATGCTGATCTTGGAGCGGAAATAATTCAGTATCGGCGATGTCCAAAAACCAATAAGCGCCAGCGTGATCCGCAAAATACTTTACCCCTTCGGTGTAAAGTGTGCCGTGCATCAGATTGTGGCGATACCACTGCTCAGTGCCTGTAAAGTTCTGAAGGTCTTCTACTAACATTCTCATTTCTCCTTTTAAAGTATCGGGACCAATTCCCGATACTTTGTATTATACACAATAATAAACAAAAAGGTAAAGAACAAACAAAATAATTATCGCTGTCAACATTCGGCAGCACTCTCTTCCCGGGCCATGGCCCCCGGCCAATAAGCAATGATGTCATGCCCCATGCTGTCAGTACAGGGCGCGGGAACAATCGACGTATCAGCGAAAATTATTTCGCTGTACACGGCCCGGGCCATCTCATACCCCAGTTCAAACAAAGCGCTCCGAGGTATTTCGACCCCCAGACATACCCTGCCGCTCATACCACGGCCAGAGTATGTCCGGACGCCATCGGAGAAACTCGTATTTTGTAACA